AGTATTTCGCTAGAAAGAACATTCCTTTTGATAACGGTCATGTTAACGTTAGCAGCTTTACTGTTAACTATGAAGAGTATGATGGATTTGAAGATCGCGGGGAGCTATCTTTTCCCAATCTGCCGCCCAACCAGTGGTACATGGTCGACCTCTTCCCAGGTTATAACTTCAACCTTCGTGGTAGCGCCTATAGGTCAGACATTGTAACTCCATTAGGTCCTAACAAAGTTCTTATTGAATTTCGTGGTTATGGTTTAAAGAACGATACTCCCGACGAGAGACAAACACGTATTAAACATCATAATTCGATATGGGGACCGTTTGGCCGCAACCTACACGAAGACTTGATAGGTGTAGCAGGTCAAGGCACTACAATGCGTGAAGGAACCGAGGCTCGTAACATTCTTCATGGTAGACACGAAAACTCTACTATTCATGACGAAGTTGGTATGAGACACTACTACGCAGCATGGGGCGACTTTTTAGGAGTTAACCCTGCAAACCCATTAAACAGGGTAGCCGCATGACGGAACTAAGACATTGTGAAAAATGTGGATGCCCTTGTCATTGTAAGTGGGACGCCTGTGAAAATGGTGCTTGCGGTTGTGACATATGTGAATGTGGCTCTGTAAAAGAGGATGTTCCCTCTTCGTTTTTTACACCAACTAATGTTGCCTCTGCATGAAAAAACTTATTAAATTTCATCTTATGCAGGATTTTCCTGATCAAATTGTGCTCCCTCCAATTCCTACAAAACGCACAGTTCCTGATTGGTTTAAAAAAACACCAGCGTACAATGAGGGTGATCAGACAGTTAAAAAGTGTGTTCCCTTTTTAGATGCAATGACTTCAGGCTATATGCTTCTCAACCATGTTGATATCGTACTTAGACAACTTACTGATAAATCTTTGAAACTTGATTTTTTAGATGAGAAACATAAAGCACTAATTTCAAAATGGCCTCCCATTGAAACACATCCCATGCGACAAATTCCTGGATCTCCTATGGAATCATTCACAGTTTTAAAATGGATGAACCCCTGGCGCATTGAGACTCCAAAAGACTATTCACTTCTATTTTTACCTCCTCTAAATAGGCTTGATAATCCCATCATCCCTCTTACAGGGCTTGTGGATACTGATACTTTTGATAATATAGTTAATATACCTTTTATTCACTCTATGTTAGCACCTGGTGGTTCAGAGATAGTCATTCCCGCAGGAGCTCCTATCTGTCAAATCATACCTGTTCGTCGTGATACTTGGGAATCAAAAACCACATGGTTAGATAAACAAGAACTACGAAAGACAAAAAAGAAACGTCAATTGATGCAAAAAGATAGAGAAGATTGGTATAAAAACTATGCCCATGTTAAGAAGAACTATGACTAAAAGATGTTTTATTTTAGGTGCTGGCCCTACTAAAGAATTATTAGGCGAATATAGGCCGCCTATGTTTTGTATATCACCAAATATGCATTATCCAGGAGCAGATTTAATTTTTGCTATGGATGATCCTGTAATTAAAGAACTTTTAAAAAAACCTCAAGGATTTGAAAATCAACTCATATTTACTACTCCTCAAAAATACAAACACTATCACGAAATAGCAAGAATTACAAAGTTTGCTCATTTAGATCATTTTGATGAAAAAAGATCTTTTTCTTCTGGCGGGAACGCCATTGGGTTAGCAACGTTAATGCGTTTTGACGAAATTTATCTCTTAGGTATGGATTGGACTGATCCGGCACTACCTGATAATGTAGACCAAGACTATATAAAATGTTTTATGTCTATTGCAAAACCAGAGCATAGAGAGTATACTCCGACATACATTAAAATAGATACTAAAGATTGTGATTCTCAACCTTGGTTTGATAAAATAATTACAATGGAAGAATTTAAAAACATAAGATGATTGCTACAGTTTTAAATGATACATCACACTATCACTATGGGTGTAAAAAAGTAATTCAGTATTTAATTGAAGACTTACGTGATTGTGGCTACACAGATATCAATCTTGTAGGTCAAGGCACTAAAGAGATACAAGATGCTAGAAAATTTTGTTATGAGTCTGATTTAGTAGTATTAAATGGTGAAGGCACAATGCATAGTACCGCAATAAAACAAAGAGAAACTCCAACAGAGTTACTTAAAACTTTTGCCGCTGCTAACTCAAAAGGAATCAAAACAGCACTTGTTAACACTGTTTGGCAAAACATGAAGATTCAGGATTCTGTAGCGTATGCAATTGAGAACTCGTATGTTTCTTGTCGTGAGACTTATTCTCAAAAACAACTTAAAATAATTAAAAAGGATGTAGATATTCATCTTGATCTTAGTTATTTTGTAGAAGTGCCAAAAATTGAAACACAGCAATCAAATAGACTTGTGGGTAAATTTTTTCAAAGACGCGATTCTGAATTAAAAAATTTAGATATTTTTGAAGAGGATTGGGATACAATTGTGAATAGGCTACGAAGTGCCTCTTGGTTTATTACAGGTAGACATCATGAGCTTTACGCAGCTTGTAAAGCGCGTTGTCCGTTTACTGTGTTGAGAGGTAATACATGGAAGAATGAAGGATTACTTGCCACAGCAGGTGTTGACATACCAACTTTTGACGGGCTTACAACAGATTATCAATTAGATGCTGCCGTTGAAGAGTGTCAAGACTTTATAGACGAATACGAAGAATTATTTAATTGGATGAAAAATCAACCAAAATTCACACTGAAAGGAAAAATCAATGAATATTGATAAATTAAGAGAAGAGATTGAATATGATGAAGGAAACGTGGAAGAGATCTATTTGGATCACCTTGGTTTGCCTACTTTTGGCATCGGTCATCTGGTCAGAGAATCCGATCCAGAACATGGATGGGAAGTCGGCACAGCCGTTAGTCACGATAGATGCGTTGAGGCCTTCAACGAGGATATCAAAACAGTCGTGTCAGACTGCTACAAGTTATACCCAGACTTTGACGATTTGCCAGAAGAAGCTAAAAGAATAATTGCAAATATGATGTTTAACATGGGTCGTCCTCGCTTATCTAAGTTTAAGGGCATGAAACGTGGGGTAGATGCTCGTGATTGGAATGCTGCTGCCGATGAAATGGTAGATTCACGTTGGTATCGACAGGTTACTAAACGTGCTGACCGTCTTGTGGAGCGTATGAGAGCAATATCATAAGAAAAATATAATTTGATATTGCACCTTAGTTATACTTCTTATATAATTGGTTAATTTGAGCGCAGGTTTTAAATCTGCGCGTCTTTTTATATATAAGAAAGGTTTTATAATGACTCAACTAATTTCCCCTACAAAATTTACTCACACAGTTGGCCTTTTAAGGTCATTTTTTTTAGATAAAGGTTTTAAAGAAGTACACACACAAAATCGTCTTTCAATCCTTGCTGCATGTGAAGATCCATTCAATGTAGCAACGTACAACTACGCAGGTCAAGTGTGGCCGTTGCCGCAAACAGGCCAGATGTGGTTAGAACATGAACTGTTATCCCAGCCCAATGAAAAGGGCTTTTTTTGTGTCTCAACTTCGTACAGACAAGAACCTAATGCAATTCCTGGTAGGCATGATATCATCTTTCCAATGTTTGAATTTGAAATGCCAGGGGATATCGTAGACCTTAAAAAGATGGAGTATGAACTTGTAGATTATCTTGGTTTTGACCGTCCTATTGAAAAGACCTATGAAGCGTGGCAAAAGCACTATAAAGTTGACGGAGAACTTGAAGCAGAGCATGAAATCGCTATGTATAATGACTTTAGCACTGCTATGATTACAGACTTCCCAGAATTTACCTCTCCATTTTGGAATATGAGCCGATATGAAGTTGGTGTCCACTCTAAAAAGATTGATGTGATTCTTGGCGGTATGGAGACTATCGGTTCAGCTGAACGCTCTACAAACGTGGATCAAATGCGTGATACATTCCATACAATCACTGACGGAGCCTATGCTAACCTACTCTTTGAACTGTTCGGTAAAGACCGTGTAGAAGCAGAACTTGAAGAGTTTTTAAAGTTTGATTTCTTTCCTCGCGTCGGCGGCGGTATCGGCATGACTCGCATGATTGCGGCTCTTGACACCCAGCTTCAACTCGCTGCTTAAAAATTTTTTGTGGGGTGGTGAAACTGGTAGACACGCACGACTGTTTCTCGTGTGCCGAAAGGCGTGATGGTTCGACTCCATCTCCCACAGCCAACGTAATAAAATTGTAATATTTATATGTTATGATTGTAAAAATGAGAGGTCATAGACCTCTCAATTTATTTTTAAGGAGAGAGTTATGAGAAAAACTCTAATGTTTGCTGCATTGATCGCAGCTTTTTCTACGAGCGCTATGGCTCGTGACCAGATTACAATTGTAGGTTCTTCTACAGTTTACCCTTTTGCTACAATCGTAGCAGAAAAATTCGGACAAAAAGGTAATAAAACTCCTGTTATCGAATCAACCGGTACAGGTGGTGGTTTGAAACTATTCTGTGCTGGTATTGGCACTGATAAGCCAGATGTCACTAATGCATCTCGCGCAATCAAAAGTTCAGAACGTGAACTTTGTGCTAAAAATGGGGTAACACCTGTTGAGTTTATAGTTGGTAACGATGGGCTTGCTTTTGCTAATAGCCTTGCAACTGATAAAATGAATCTTGGCATTGAACATATCGCTGCAGCTCTCGCGGCAGATTTTGCTGATGATCTAAAAACATGGGCAGACGTTGACGCCTTTGTAGCTGAAAAAACAAACACAGCTAGATTAGGACTTCCAAATCGTCTAATTTCTGTAATGATTCCCCCTCCAACATCAGGAACTCGTGATGCAATGGGAGCTTTATTTATGAAAAATGGGTATAAGAAACTTGGCATTGAAGGTAAGGGTTACAAAAAAGTACGAGAAGACGGTGCAGCTATCGAAATGGGTGAGAATGACAATCTAATTGTTGAAAAACTTGTTTCTGACCCTAACATGTTTGGTATCTTTGGTTATTCATTCT